ATGGTTGGAGCTGTTGTAAAGTTTGGACTTTTATACATAAAGTTTACATTACAAACTGGTATTAAAATCATATCATCTTTTTGTTTTAATACGTCTAACCACCCTTTAGTAAATACAACATCATTTGTAATAACTACAAAATGACATTTAAATTTCTTAGCTATTCTTAAACCTTTATTAAAGTTTGTTGCCCAAGCCTTTGGTGTTTTATTATTAATATAAATATCTATTGGATAATCTTTTCTAAATGCATTTGTTCCATCATTATTTACAAATACAAATATATCGCCAGGCTCTAATTTAGTATGTTTAAAAAAACTATCTAATGCTAATTTAGAATATTGTTCTGTAACTTTAGAACTAACAAAACAGAATACATGATTTAAATTAATTTCTTTGTCCATGTACTTGGAGTTTTATCATTTATAATTTCTATGTCTAGGTGATATTCAAAGGCCCGTGGTCCGTGGTCCTTGATATATTCATATGTCTTTCTAATACCTTCCTTTGTATTAGTCATGGTCTTATATCCAAGTAGCTTTCTTGCTTTATCCGAGGAGCACGTTGCATGTTTCACTTCTTGGGGTCTATCAGGTACATAAACAAATTCTCCGTTGAAACCAGTAAGATTGGCACACGTCTCAGCGACCTCTTTGATTGTAACGAATTCTTCATCAGGCCCGATGTTAATGACTTGGCCCACGACACACGGATCTTCGACCATTTTAATTAATGAATCTAAACAATCATCTACATAAGAGAAACATCTTGTCTGCATACCATCTCCATAAATAATTGGAGGTTTACCTTGAAGCATACGATTAATAAAAATAGAAACTGCATTTCTAAATGGATCATCATATTTTTGTTTAGGTCCAATAATGTTATGTGGAACTGCTATAACTAATTCTACACCATGCACCTTGCATAACGTTTTTAATATTTCTTCTCCAGCAACTTTGGATATACCATAAGGATCTACAGGTTTAGTTGGCATGTCTTCTGTAAATGGACTTGGTTGATCTCCATATCGTGCCATGGATGAACAATAGATAATTCTTTTAACTCCGTTTTGAATAGCGGCTGTTGCAACGCCTACCGTTGCCATAATATTATTTTGTGTAATTGTGTAAGGAGAAAACACTGATAGTCCTTCATGAGCAGTTGCTGCACAATGAAATAATACATCAATACCTTCTGTAATTTTAAGCATTGATTTAAAATCTGCACAATCTAATTTATAAAAATTATTTAAGAAAGGAATATTATCTTTATCTCCTCCCAATAAATTATCTACACCTATAACTTCGTATTTTCTATCAAGAAGTTCTTTACAGATATGTGAGCCTAAAAAACCTGCAGCACCTGTGACTAAAATTGTTTTAGCCATTCTTATTTCTTTTAATTTTTCTTTTTAATTCTTGTCTCCAAATCCAATAGTCTAACCAAGATGAAAATCTTTTAATTAAATTAAATAACATTTTTATCCCTTTTAATATGACCTAATACTGTTCCCTTATGTTCACCCTCTTTAATAGTATATCCAGAAGTTCCATTACCATTAATCTCAACTTCTTTTCTACTTCTAAGTAAAGTATTATTTTTCTTTTCTATTTCTTTATTAGAAAAGTTTTTAGCTATTAAGTCTTTTAATCGTTCTAACATTAGAATGCCTTTTCTATTTTTAATATTGGTTTATTTATATTTGGTGAATTTATATTATTGCAAGAAAAAAGCAATAACAAAATGAATAGATACTTCACTATCCATTTTCTTGTTCTTTTGGCTGTGCTTTATTAGCCATGGTTCTAGCAACTGATTCTGCAGAACGACCTACAACATAACCTCCAAGGCCTATCTGTAATAACGTCCAAACATCACCTGGCAGTTGTATTGTAATAGAAGCTTTAAAAAAGAATAAGATTACGGGTCCTAATACATAATTCCATACAAGAATAAATATTAGTACATACATTAACAACGGTCTCCAACTAGATGCAAACCATCCAGCTTTTGCTTCTGCTTCAATAATTTTAGCTGCTGCGGTTAACTCTTGAGTATGAGACTGCATCAATTGAGTTTGTAAATCTGCTTTTAATTTAGCTTGTAAATCTTTATCAGGTATAGATTTTTCAATCGTACTAAATAATATTTTAGCTAGTGGTGCAATTGCATTTAACATAGACACTATATTACAACTTTTTTAATGACTTATCTACAGGGGGTATTTGTGGCATAGGTCCTTTTAATGGGGGTGGCCCAAATCGTTTACCTAGCTTTGGTTCTTTTTCTTTCTTAATCATCTTTTATTTTGTTTTTCTCTAGCTAAATTAATTTTCTCTTTAGCAATATTTAATCGATCATTAGATTGTCTATCTTTAATTTCAAGTTCTTGTTGAGTCATCAATGTATCCACTTTAAACTGAGAAGCATTTAATGCATTGTCTGTCATAATATTGCTTTGTTTAATTTGTAAATCCATAGCTTTAAGATCTAACTCTCTTTGTTTCAATGCAACTAATGGATCTACTTTCTGTTCACCCGATGCTTCTGCTTGTTGTAATTGTGCAGTAAGTTCTACAGTACGTTGAGCAATTGCTCCATTCATTTTAACTGTAAACATTTGTGGATTTGTTTTAGAAAGCATTTTGTCTTCTGGATTCATTGCCATTGCTTCTACAACTTCTTGTGAAGCTTTTTGTGAAATGTGTTCTGAGATATGCCCTTGTAGTAATGCATACACAGCAGGATTAATCTGTACCATTCTTGTTTTAATAAACAATGAATGAGCTGTTATATGTGCATCATGATCTTGTGTAGGAAATGCTTTTGGTAATTTCATTTGTAAGGCTTCCATGTTTTCTATAGCTGGGTCCTTTGGAATTTTTGGTTCTTCTGGTTTTAATAATTCTTCTATGTTCTGAGTTCCTAGTGCTTGATAAACTCTTCTGTATGCTTCTCTAATATCGTGAATCTCTGGAGCTGAAATTGCAATCTTTAATGTTTCATTAGCAAGAGTTACTCTTTGTGATAATGAAGATATGTTTGGATCTGCAACTGGTATTACATCTACTCTGTCATCAAAGTCTGTAAGTTTTACAAAACGATCTCCACCATAAACTGCATATGGATATACAGGAGGTAAGTACGTTGCAAATATTTTATGTAACAATCTAAATTCAGTTCTCATAGAATAATAACAACGTTTGTGTATAGCTGACATTACTCTTGAGCCTCTTTCTAATAATGCAATAGTTGTACCAACAGCTGCTTGTTGATTACCATCACCTACTTGAATATCTGCTATTGCTGCAAAGCGTTGTCCTGCTTCAACACAGAAACCCATTAACTGAAATAGAGTTGGGCTAGGTTCTTTAAATGGAAGTAATTGAAATTGATCTTTAATATTTCCGCCTGGTGCATCTACATCTCTAAACTCACCTGGTTGGAATGGTTGGTCGTCATCTCTAATTCTTAAACCTCTAGCTTTAAATCCAGCAGGTAAGTTCGCTAATGTTCCAGCATCTAATAATTGTCTTAGAGCCTGAGTTGCTGATCTAGATAATCCACCAATCATGTGAATTAAACCAAACCCATAGAATCCTAAACCTGGTAAAAATTTAAAGTGTACAAAGTAATCTTTTCTAATCTTTAATGGATCATTCTCATCATAGTTTCTATAGATAGATAATATCTTTTGTGATCCTTCATCTAATGTAACAATATATGGAATCTTAATATTTTTATCTTTACCATTAGAGTTCTTTTCAAATTCTTCTAAATCTAAATCTACATGCATCTCCAATATATTAAATTGAAAATCTATATTATTCCCTGGAGATTGAGTACCTTCTAATTGATTATATTTCTTTTGAATGTCACTTTCTTGTGGATTCGTTTCTTGTAATTCTACATCTCTATAAAAACCAGCTTCTTGTTTTTTAAGAATATCATTCTCAGACATTTTAACAACGTGAGTAATTCTTTCACAATCTTTTAAATCTGTTGCGTAATATGGAACTACTAAATCTTCTGCAGGTACAAATTTAGATACTGCTCGCCCCATGATTTCATCATAGTAAATCTTTTTAAATGCAGATCCTGCTAATGGTAAATAAAATAATAACTGATCAAACTCTGGAGTATATTCTTCCATCTTCTCCATTAACATATAGTTCATAAAATCTTCTACACGTTGTGCTTGATTCTCAACTTCTTGATCATCGGCTCCAATAACTTGTGTTCTTACAGGTCCTGAAGATGGTAATAATTCTTTGTAAGCTTGTGCTTGAAATTGTGTAACTGCTTCTGCAAGTAATGGATGTGTTACGCCTGATGCTCCTTGAAAAGGTCTTGTTTGATCTCTGTATCTAAATCCTAATAAATCTAAACCACTTACATAACCTTGTTCCCAATCTTGTCTAGATTCTTTATCTCGTTTGTAATCATTTAGTAATGTGTAAGAAATTTTATCTAACATTCTATCATCCATGTCTTCTGCAAGGTTACGATAGAAATCTTCTTTAGGTTCCTCCATTACAGGAACTTCTTGTCCTTCAACTTGAATATCAACAGGCTCTGCTGGAACAGACATATCCGTTTGTACAACGGAAGGATCTATTTCTCCTATTGGATTGTTATCTTCAATTGCCATATTTAATATAATTTTGTTGGCTTACTTCTTGCTAACTTATTACCTTTAGCTATCACAGATCCACCTTTTTGCAAAGCAAAAAATCTTGGTGAAGATTCTCCTTTTGCAGATGCATCTGAAAATTTTGTAGTTCTAGGTTCATTAATACTTACTTGTCTTGGAGATCTATTTAAATCTGTACTTGTTGGCGTACTTACTTTTCCCTTAAATTGATTAATTAATTTTCTAACTAAAGAATTCATCATAGCTATAATACATCCTAATACATCTTAGTGACTTTACGTCTATTACTCATTACTTTGCCACAACCTTTAGCAATACCACCTTTTTTATAACTTAACATTTTATCATCAGGTGAAGTCATGTCCGCATCAAACATTGTTTTACCACTCGCTGTACCATAAAGACCTTCTGGAGTGATCTTACCTGCATTCTGTTCATAGAAACCTTCTTTAAACTCATTACGACTTGTGTAAGAATCTTTATCAGATTTCTTTTTTAATTTCTTTTTTTCGGCCATTAAAATATGCCTTTAAATTTTGTACCTCTAAGTGCTATACCATTACCACGAATCATGCCACCTTTGCTTTTCATTTCTATACCTGAACCTTTATTAGAAATACCATCACTCATCATTCCGCCCATCATCTTTTTAGATTTACCAGCTTCTGATAATGCAATAGCAATTGCTTGTTTAGGATTCTTTACAACGGGTCCTTTTTTACCTGAATGTAATTTACCTTTTTTAAATTCTCTCATGACTGTACCAACTTTTTTCTGAGCCTTAGTCATTCCACCTTTTTTTCTTCCTAACGCTTCACCTACTGCACCTTGTCCTGCAGCTTGTGCTGCTTCTTGTCCCATTGATTCTTCGAAATCATCCTCATAATAAGGCATTGGTTTCATTCTGGGTTCTTCCATTGCACCTTCTATGTAAGGCATTGGCATTCTTTCCATTTTAGGTTTTTCCATTTCACCTTCTCTGTAAGGCATTGGCATTTGTTTCATTTTAGGTTTTTTATAATTTTTTGGCATACATATCTCCTAGTAATATTTATATTCTTTTGGTGGACGCTCTTCTTCCACATAATCCATATATGTACTAACAAAGCTTCCTTGTCGGTATCTTAACACGGCTTGAGTAGTACTGTCCACATAATCGTCATATTGGCCGTGAGGAAACGCAGCACACTCCTCAATAACATCCATAGCGAATTTCTCACCATCTGGATAGTAAACATTACCCGCCTCAAATACAGGGGCACATGAGTTTATCCTAGTAAACTTGTCATTTCCTTTATTAGGACTAAAGTCTACAGCAGGTATACCCGCTCTTCTAAACTCCTGTAGTAAAGGTTGTCCTGAGGCTTTGGCTTCAATAAGAACCGTTTCTGGTTCCCAGTATCTATACTGTTCAAAAGCTATATTCTTTAATTCTGGAAAATCAAACTTACCTTTAATTGCATCTAATAATATCATTGCATAGGGTTGATCCTCCTTAGGTTGAAAGATTCCCCAAGTAGTAATAGCAGAGTAATCGGCAGTTTCTTTTTTACTAAACGCCGTATCATAACTTTGTATTACATGTTGTAAATTTGGTATGTCTTCATACTTCCATGGCTTCCACCATTCTCGTTTTATAATAGCTCCCTCTTCAGATGTAGGGTTCTGCATATACTGAGCAGACCAATTCCTAATACTTAATGAAGCTTTTACTTTTTCTAATTCTTCTAGGTTCCAATACTCTGGCCAAACTGGAGTCCCTGAATCTAAAATTGCTGGAAATGAAATTAACTTCCACTTGTCTGCTTTAGGTTCTGACTGAGCCTTGATTAATCTACCAGTAAGGTCATCTTCAGCCCACCTAGTCATAACTAATAATATGGAACCACCTGGTTGTAATCGTTGTCTGGGTCCTGATAAATACCATTCATATGTTCGCTCCATAGCAGTATTAGACAATGAGTCTTGTTCTGTATGAGGATCATCAATAATTAATAAATCTGCACCACGACCTGTAATGGAACCACCAACACCCGCAGCATAATACTCACCGCCGTGATTTGTTTCCCATCTGCCTTTAGCTTTAGAATCTTCTCTGAGCCTTACATCACCAAAGATTTGTTTATACTGTGGTGAATCAATTAAGTTACGAACCTTACTACCGAACCTTCCCGATAATTCAGCATTGTGTGATACCTGCATTAATTTCATTTTAGGATACTTCCCTATGATCCATGCAGGAAAATAAATAGAAGCAAACTCAGATTTAGTATGACGTGGGGGCATGTTTATAATGAGCCTCCCTTTTTTCTCACTTGCTATCTTAGTGAATTCATTAGCAATTATTTGATGGTGTCCCCAACGGGTCCTATCAGTTTCTTTACGAAAGATGAAGTCAGGCCACATCTCTTTAACAAAATATAAAAAATTATCCTGGCACAACTTAATATGCTGGATCCATGCACGCTCAACTTTCTCTCGTAATTGATCTGTGGTTAACAGGTCAACATTTGTAGAATTAGGTTCCATAGTAAAATCAACCATACTGCATGTATAAGTCCTGCACAAGGGCACATCAGAAAGATACTCTTTTTTTAAAAAATTCCCTTAAAAGTTGCATTAAAAAACTTTTATTGTTGCTTGGATATTGAGCCTCAACCGTAGGTTGCACGGCTCACGGCTCATTATGTAATATTATATTACATTATATCATTATCGATAATGAAACGTTATTGGTTATAATATTATATTACATTGATTTTTTGGCTATGTGTTCGAACACTTGCTCAATCCCTTTTGCGTTTGGTTGCGTGGCTAATTCTTCACGCAACACGGCACACGCATCAAGCGTATAGAGTTTGAGGCCTCTGTCCTTGATACTCTTATTGAGGATATATACTAAGCCCCCGTGCCTCTGGTGTTTCAATATCCAATTGATTTGATATTTAGATAAATTGGAATTCTTGATGTCGTTTGCCTTTAATTCAATCCAAAATACTTTCCCTTTATATGCACAGTTTAAATCTGGTATTCCGTTTAATGTATGGCTTTCAATCCTTGTAAAGTGTGCGTTTTTTATAGTTGTTTTAATTAAGTTGTATAAGTTGCTCTCTTTGGTTTTACTCATTGAATACTACTTATAGTTGTGTGGATATCTAGTCAATAAGCCATTGTTTTTGTTATCTTTTATTTTGTAATATTATGCATTATTTTATTTTAATTTAAAACAAATAGATTTATAACAAATTCACTAACTAACAAAAGGTAATAAATGACTAAATATATAATGACAAACAATCAAGACGCAGAAAGATTTGTTGTTGATTGTAAAGACGGCACAGAGGCAAGACATTGGATAATAAATAATGTTGATTTGTCAAAAGAATGGAACATTAAAGAAGATAATTTTGTTGCAAAAAATAAATTAGATGTTTCTTATAGAGATATACAGGACATAGACAGTCAATGGATTGCTATGTCTTATATTTTAGATTGTTTAAGTGATAAACAATTAAAAATTGCTCAAAAATTAATCAATGATTTAAAAAAGAAAGAAAGAAACTAAA